TAGCTATGCTCATACTGGCGTTCCCTCTATCTCTATATTTTTTTCTTCTGCATCGATGATGTGTTGAGCAAGCGCTCGTATTTCATCGACTTCATTTTTTGTTTGGTTTGGGTTTGCTTTGTGCGCAGCACACAAGCGCACGATGCGCTTGAGATACTGCAACCTTTGATTTTTTGTCATTTTACTCCACAAGTTATTTTGTCCCAGCCTTCCATTTCAAACGTCTGTGGTCTTGCTGCTTGTATTGGCTGGTTTAGTTTGAACTTCTGCCATGAATACATAATGTATCTCATTCTGGTAACGGTTGTCATCTTTTTAACTTTACCAAGATCCTCATAAAGTTTTTCTCTAATGTAAACTATTGGATCGTTCTCATAATTTTTAACGCCACCTTTCCATGTCTCAATAAACTGATCTGCTTTAACTTCATGGCCAGTGTAGTTAGCTATGTAATGTATTGCAGAAAGAATAGGATCTGCTTTTTTGAACGTATTGCTTCCACGATCTACGCTTTCAACAATGAAAGGATGTTTCTTCAAGACTTGATTTAGTTGAGTTGTAGTATAATACCCTGCATCTTTAGGATTTTTTCGAGCAATAAGTGTGAGCATTTTAATTGATGCGGCAAGCAGCCCAGGCTTTTTATATCCATCCATTTTTAATTGATCTGCGTATGTTCTTTTCTTACCAGAGTCTATTACTCTAATTACTTCTTCTGGTAGATTTTCTACTAAGATTGTATGAAACGGCTTATTAGTTTGAACACAGGCCATTAATCTTTGCTGACCATCTAGTAATTTACCTGTATCAGATAAACAAACTGTATGACCTGCAAAAAGAAAATCATTGTTCAACATATCTAATGCGTACTCTTTGATTTTTACTTCTGATGCCCTTCGGTTTATTGGATTATTTTCCAAAAATCTTTTTGCTATTTCTGGTGTAATTAAGGCTTTGCTTAATTCTACGTTATCAATGTAGTCCATGTTCATGTACTTACTCCTTGTGTGTTGGTCTACCTTGTTGAATAACAGGCCAGTAAATCTCATTACGTCTAACAAAGTTGTTAAGTGCAGTTAGTTTTACGTTTAAGATTTTTGATGCCTGTGTCTGTGTGTAACGTGATTGAGCCAGTGATTGCACCAGCTCAACACGTTCGCGCATATGACGCGCTTTCATTTCATCCCATGTTTCCATTAGAACGGAATCTTATCATCCAATTTATTGTTAGATCCTCCCTGTTGTTTCTCTGTAATCTGCATACTCATGTAGTTGCCGCCATCTTTCTGACGCTTCCAAGCTGCAATGCGCATGTCTTTGTTGGTTGCGTAGTCTTCGATTGGGCCTGAGTAATCTGGTGCTGACTCATTGCCTTTCTTATCGTTGTCAAACAACACACCAACTTTCTGATAAACCTCGATGATCTTGTCACCACCTCGAGTTTGATCTGCAACGAGTACGACTTTGCGCTCATTGCCTTCAAGATTTACTTTGCCTTGAAGGATCATGCGTTGACTATCAAATGGCTTGAAAGCTGCGCCTGAGTTTGTGTTGTCATAATCTGCCATGCTTCTGGCTCCTTTTGTAAGTTGTTTTTTCCAGCCTTTAGGTGGAGGCCAAGGAACACCCCATTGCTTGAGCTGTTCCCTAGTCCAGCCGCCGTTGCTGGTCTTGGCGGCTTCTATTTCTTTAAGAGTTACCAATCGCCTTTAGGCTTTGGTGTATCATCAGTGTATTTGTTACCGTCAAATTCACCGAGGAATACATCTGCATTAAAACCAAGATGTGACAGCGCTTTGGTTAGACCATCTGTCATTGCTTTCTTGGGTGCATCTTCATCTGTCTTTCCGTTGCGCATTAACGTCTTACAACCAAGCACCGGCCCAAACACATTAGATGGTTCTCTATGCCATACGCTGACACTCGCTATAATCACGCTGTCGTTAGGTGTAAGCACTTCAACGCTGTGAGATACATGATAACCCCAACCCTCACCCACAGGCCCGAATACTTCGGTTGCTTTCATTATCTGAGAGTGAGCATCGATGGCTGTAAAGCCACGGCCTACGTTTACTTTCTTTAGGAACTTAGCGTCCGACTTGGATACGCTGTCCCATACCTTCATGTTTGACATTACTTTGCCTCCTTCTGATTGCGAATGTAGATCCGTACAGATCCACGCTTGTCACGTCTGACTGATAGCTGATCGCAAAATATTTCTCGCTCATTGTCAGCCATCATATCTTTGAGATCTTTCTTGGCGTTCTCAAACATACGATTGTGTTCGTGACCATTGATGTATGTAACCACACGATCCATAAACATATTGTCAGTAGATCCGTCACGTTTCACCATGTCATCGACAGGAATCCTATTAATCGATGGTGCATCAGGCACATCAATACCAACAGGCTCAATGTCATCAATGACATACTTACAAAACTCATTAACCATATCCATCATGGCTGCGATGTAAGATGGATCTCTGTTTACTTTGCAGTATTCATACTTGCTGTTGCCAAAGATCACAGACAGATGCGCTGCATCTGCATCGGATAGATACATGTAAAACTGTAGCTGCGGCATGTATATCTCAAGCATCTTATCCATGTTGAAGAATGAATTGGTATGCTTGGCTTCAACGATCTGACCGTTCCACATTGCATCTACTGTACCGCGCAATGGTAGCTCTCGACCTGATGATATTTCAAACTCAGACTGATGATTGCTCAGTACACAATTGTTTTCTTTCTCAAACCAAGACAGGTTAAAGTCTTCTGTGTAAGAGCCAAGTTGTACTGCGAGATTGGAGCTAAGATCATCTGGTTCTTTAACACCAGTCTTGATCTGCCAAAGCTCTAACCAATCACCATTCATTATCTTTACGGCATCGCTGCCGCCGATGAACCCTTTGCGTTCCATGTTTACCTCACTAGTTATCTACATTATGTTTACTGCATTCGTGCAGCAGGTGCAATATATTTTTGCAAGTCGTGATCTGTAATGTGACCGTCATTAATTAGTCGAGCGCGTGTTACTGATTCAGGATTCAAAATGTAATCTGGTATTGGTTCACCGTTCTTAATTCGCTTGACCATAATCGTGTCGCTTCGATCCATGCTGTATGTTGGTGCAGTTATCTTGGGTACATCGATTGCTTTGTTGTGTTCCTTCACTGCGTCTTTAGTTGACTGAATAAAGATCTTAATCGTCGGCCAAGTGCGCGCTCCATGTAAGGCGCGCACATGTCCGTCGATCTTATCGAGCACCATAGAAAAGTCAGCATCTTCATATTGAGATGGAATGTTCTTGTTCACATCCTGAACAATCAGCACCATCTCTTTCTTCAGTGTCTCATTATCAAGACCAGTGGGCGGGGTATACCTACGCAATACATCTTGCAGCCAACTACCAACTCTGCGAGTACGATCCTCGTAATTCATTTCTTTGCCTCCAATAGATACTTGTCAAAATCTATAATGTCATTCAGTCGGTCAGTGTTGGAGCGACCAGACACATCATCGATGTCATCATCCCAACGCTCACCGTTCAGCCATGTTGTCGGGTGGGGAATGTATTGCTTCTCTTTGTACTCAACAGATTGAGCAAACTTAGAAGCAGCCTGAATGATTGTATCTGCATCAGCTTTCTTCAATGCTCTAGCAAATGCCAAACGAGCATGGCCTTTAGCAATCTTGCGTGGGTAGATCTGCCAGAACTCATCGAAGGTAGGTGTCTCACTGACACCCCAAGTAGTATTAGATATATTTAACTTAGTTACATTATTATTATCTTGGTGTGTCACACTGACACCCTCCTCTCTTAGACAGTTGAATTGATAGATCGTAGAAACACCAGTGCGACCTGCGATCTTGGTTAAGTAACCGTGTTTGACACAGTAATTCACAGCACGAATGACTGAACTCTTACTGAGTCCAGACAATTCACACAGCCTTTGGATGGTTGGATAAGCTATACCGTATGAGTCCGTATGATCCGCTATGAGTAGCATAATCAATTTTGCATGACTGTTTGGTACTTGCCATTGTACTACCTCTCGTAGTAGTATCTCAGCATATAGCACGGCCCATGTACTCCTTGTTATATATTGCCTCACTGGATGCCCCGCCTACTCTCCCTTGGCGGGGCTTTTTTATTTCATTTGCTCGATCATCTCTTTGAATAGTGCCTCCGATAATATCACACAGACTTTATCCTGACCAGTTTTTCTTTTGAACAAAGCCATGTCCCTACCTTCTAAGACTTTGAAAGCATTGGGGAAACTAGATGTTGTGCGATACTTTACTTCGACTACCACATTTCGTCCGACCAATGAGGGGAGGTGGATGTCTCCTGAGTATTCTCCTCCGAGGGATCCTGAGAGTGGGACTTTCTTTGCTTCGATACCTTGGTCTTCGAGCCACTTAACGAACCATCGTTCGTGGTAACTTCCCTTCTGCTTATTCTTGTTTCCCATGAACCATCCTCATAGCAGTTTAAACATATCATATGGTAACGCGCAGGTTTCATTGAAGCCATGATCGCAACGAAATACTGAGTGGTATCACCACATGAATCACAGATTGTAGATCCCGAATCAATCCGAGTACGAGCAGACTTTGATCTTAACGCCAAGTGCATCCAGCCAGCATGTCAACATGAAACCAGATGGCACACGTTTATACTGTTCCCATTTGTGAATTAATGAAATGGTACAGCCTATTTCCAAAGCCAATCTCTCTTGCGATAGACCAAGCTCATGCCTTCTTGCAACTAAAGCATCGATCAACTCGACGTAGGTATCAGTTACCTCGGTTGCTTTTGTGTAGTTTTGGAACTGCGGCATTGATTTTCTTTGGTTCGACCAGACCAGTAGGCCATCGCTTAGATAATCTATCTAGTGTTTGATATACTTTCTTCGCAGTTTCTAAGGTCAATTCTGTCTTGCCATTGACCGTGCGATAGTAAGTAGATGTTGGTATCTTTGCCAAGATAAATACCTTGTGCAAAGGTAGATCAACATAGCGATGCTTCTCTAGAATCTGATCCCAATAACTCTGTATCATGCCGCAGCATATGCACATACGCAGCTTTTATGTCAAGCGTCAGTCTTAATTTGCCACATAATCGAGGGCTTACCCCACTTAGTTTGGCGACGATTGCCACTGTCTTCGATTAAGCCAGCGTTTTTTAATTCAGTTAATCGTGGTTGCACTGATACTTGTGGTCGGCCCAACGCTTCGGACACAGCTTCGGCTGACATGGCAACACCGCTGTTGGTTAGTAACTGCAAGACTTGATCGCGTATTGAGATCTTTAGTTCAGTGTTTGACTTGGCTGCAAACTTACTGGTGTCAGTAGATTGATAGCCGATTCCTTGATGTGTGTATCCCATTAGATTGCCTCCGATTCAATTGGGTCGTCGCCTCCGTATAGATCCTGATATTCTTCATACATAGATGGTTGCCCATCGTCAGGATCTGGTTCATCAAACTCCATAGCCTCAACTTCACCGCTGCCACCGCAGTTCCAGCATGTATCTTTGTACTCCTCAAGGCTTGGAGGTAGATCACGATTGACCCAAGGTTCAGGTCGTTCGAATGTTAGAGTGCCATCGCCCAGACATTCTGGGCAATGAATAATTTCAGTTAGGTATTTCATCATCGATGTCTCCCAAGTGTGCCTGATAGTTAGCTTCCCATGCTTTGGTTGCACGTTCAATAAATCTTTCACGATTGAATCTAGGATTCGTAGCTTTCAGTTTATCCGCAAGCTCATTGATGTGTGTAGGCCAATGCATCATTGGTGCAATGTGATCTGCAATGAATACAAAATCACGGCGTGTAAAACTAGGTGTCTTCATCGGTTGTCTCCAAGTAATCTTCGATAATAGTTGCGCATAGATTCCAGCCCATAGCAGCAGCCGTAGTTAGATGCGCTTTGTCTTCATCATTATGTGCATGGATCCATGTCATTAGTTCATGCCAATCTTTGGGTGTGTGAAACAAGTTGATAGGT